AAAAAACTCCAGGTTTACCTGGCTACCCAAACGAATGGCACCAAGACAGCTGACATTAAATCAAACGATCAAGCTAATAAGTGATTTAGCCTCCGCTCATGACCAGATAAACACGGTTTATTTCGGTGATGTATGGGAGTTTCTAAGTCAAACGGATAATACTTATCCAGCTATGTTCTTTTCTTTGACCGGATCTTCGATTGCAGGCAAGGAATTGAGCCTGAACTTCTCACTTTACTTCTTAGATCGCCAGCTTCAGGACGAATCCAATGAGAACGATGTCCTATCAGATCAGCTATTGATCGCTCAGGATATTGTATCAATGATGCGATACCCTAAATTCGACTGGGATATAGCTGATAATGTAAACCTAGAATTTTTCACAGAGAAAGAAGAGGACTACTTGGCTGGTGTAAAGGCAGACGTTACTGTCTCCTTCCCGATGTTATCGGATCGCTGTCAAGTTCCCACAAATTTTAATTATCCTTCCTAATGGCAAATAAAAAAGTTTCTCAATTAGTATCCAAGCCTTCAGTCTTAGTCACTGATTTATTCCCTATTGCGGATCCGACAACTGGACAGCTTTACAAGACTACAATTTCGGATCTTGGAACGGCTATCGGTTCGGGGGTTAGCTCTGTTAATACCTTAGTGGGTGCTGTGGTCCTAGATACGGATGACATCCAGGAGCTAGCTAGTCCGACTAATAGATGGTTTACGGATACTAGAGCGAGGGCTGCGCTTTCTGCTACGTCTCCTTTGGCTTATAATAGTGGCACTGGGGTATTTAGTATTCCACAAGCAACCGGATCACAGAATGGATTTTTAAGCTCTACGGATTGGACTACATTTAACGCTAAACAACAAGCACTTTCAGGAACTGGATTTGTAAAGATTTCGGGAACGACAATCAGCTATGACAATAGCACTTATTTAACTACTAGCGCCGCGGCTTCGACTTACCTAGCTTTAGCTGGGGGAACTTTGACCGGTGCGCTAAACGGAACCAGTGCAACGTTTACGGGTGATTTAACTATTAGCTCAGCGAATCCTAGAATTTATCTAACGGATACAAATAATAACCCGGATTATTTTATTTCAAATACAGACGGAACGTTTACCATTTACGATGTTACAAATTCGACTTCTAGATTTACAATAGGAACAACTGGAAACGCTACGTTTACGAATGCAATTACTGGCGGAGGCTCAATTACTGGCGAATCTATTTATTCAAATGGAATTGTAAGCGTAGGTACTGGCTTAACTGTAGGCACTACAATAAGCGCAACGGGTTCAATTACCGGAGCTTCTATCATCCGATCGGGCGGTACGTCTAGTCAATTCTTAAAAGCGGACGGCTCTGTAGATTCTACGGCTTATTTACCTTTAGGTGGAGGCACAATGACCGGGGTTTTATTTGGAGCTAGTGCTTCATTTAGCGGATTTGTAGGATTTGGTGGGAACACTAGTCCGCTTGCCGCTATTGATGTGACTGGCGCTGGTAGATTCTCTTCTACAATTTCAGCCGCAGGCGCAACACTTACCGGAGCTTTAAGCGGTACAAGTGCAACGTTTGCAAGTGGAATTTTTAATAATGGAGCAAATAGCACAGATGGAATTAAGGTAATATCCACAACATCAAGCAGTTTATTTACTGGAGGCATTGAATTTATGAGAACAACTGTATCAGGCGGTTCTAAAATTCAACCTTTAAGAGATGCTGCAATTGGTGGGGTAGGACTTAATTTTTTAGTTACGACTAATAATACTGCAGAAGTAAATGCAACTTATACAAGTGCTTTGCAAATATTAAATTCAGGCGCAGCCACGTTTTCGAGTACATTACAAGCAGGAGCAATCACAAGTAGTGTTGCAACTGGCAATGGCTCATTTTATATAAACAATGCTTCTTTATCAAATAAGAATTGGACTTTAATTCCAAATACAAGTGGAGCTGAAACTGATTTATTATTTTTTTATACAGGTGCGTCCGCAGGTACAAGAATGACTTTAACCAACGGTGGCAACGTCGGCATAGGAACGACGGCACCGGATGCTCAATTAGTCATTAATGGTGCATCCAACTCTCGTTTTAATATGAGAGCAGGAGACACAAGATATGGAACATTATATGCCGATAATGGAGTTTTTGCAGTCGCTTCTATAACTTCAATACCTTTAGTTTTAGGAACTAATGATACCGAACGTATGCGGATTACTAGCGGGGGGAATGTGTTAGTAGGTTTGACAAGCGACAATGGAATTAAATTCCAAGTTAGTGGTGACACTTATGCAACGGGTTATGTATATTTTAAAAATCAAGCAAGTTCAAATAATTTTGCTTGGTATGGTAGCACTAACATTTTATTATACAATAGCGCAGTAGGAAATATAGCTTCTATAAATGCTTCAACTGGTGTATATGTAGCAACTTCAGATTTTAATAAAAAGAAAGACTTAGAAGAATCTAAAATCGGATTAAATGAAGTAATGCAATTAAAGCCTACTTTATACCGAATGAAAACAGATGAAACAAAAGGAGAAAAAGAACTAGGATTTATCGCTCAGGATGTTAAAGGAATTATTCCAAGTGCTTACCAAGAAAGCGGAGATTTTATCGGACTTAATTTTAATCCTATTGTAGCAGCATTAACCAAAGCAGTACAAGAATTAAAAGCAGAATTAGATACTTTAAAAAACAAATAATATGGCATTCAACTGGGTAATATCTCAATTAGACTCTATTCCTTCCCTTGACGGAATGGACAAAGTAATAAGCGTAATTCATTACAGAGCTCAAAAGCAATACGAAGAGGATGTGATACATTTTACGGCTGACACTTACGGAGCTTTAGCAGTAGATGCACCACACGAAGCGAGCTTCACTCCTTACGATGACGTTACAAAAGAAATGGTCGAGGGCTGGCTAGAGGCTGGGCTAGACTGCGAGGCAATCGAGGCGAATTTAGATAGTCAAATTGAAAACTTTTTGAATCCTCCGATTGTGAACTACGGACTGCCATGGTCTGATCCTGCAAAAATCTAGGACTTTTGCTATCTATTTATAGATTAATAAATTAAACAAACCAAACGAATGAAATTAGATTTCAATTTTGACCTATTAGGGTTAGATCAGCAACCTATCGAGGGAGCAAATGCAGGTAAATTATTAGCTAATGCTTTAGCTCAGGGATCCAAAGGCGATGCCTTGAAGTTCTGGGACTGGGCTGTAAATCTAAACAAAGGCGAAGTCCTGGACTTAGATTCTAGCGACCAGGAAACAATCAAAAATTTTATTAAGGATTCGGAAGGTTTCACGATTCTAGCAAAAGCGCAATTATTACAAGTTTTGAAAAAAGACTAATTAATGGATTTAAATGACATTCTTGGGCAATCTGTGACGGGTGCTATCGCGGCCTTCATTGGATGGCTGGTAGGTAGACGAAAAGAGCAGGCTGAGATTACAACGACTGAGCTGGACCAAACTACCAAAGCGATTGAAATCTGGAGACAGATGGCTCAAGAAATGTCTGACAAGGTGAAGGAACTAAGCGACAAGATCGACATCCTTACCGAGGAGGTTCACTCACTGAAATCCGAAAATTCAAATCTGAAAACCAAACTAGGGATAATTGATGAAAGTAACGAAAGCAAGCCAAAAAGGACTCGATCTAATAAAAAGATTTGAGGGGCTTAAACTAAAGCCATACCAATGTCCTGCTGGCATTCCGACTATTGGCTACGGCAATACCTACTATCCTTCTGGAGCCAAGGTCAAACTGACTGATCCGGCAATTACCAAAGAGAAAGCGGAAGAATTGCTTAAATTCCTTCTTACATCCTACGAGAAAGGCGTAGATTCTTTCTGCCGGGATGACATTAACCAAAATCAATTCGATGCGCTTACATCCTTCGCCTATAATGTAGGTGTGGGGAACCTGCAAAAGTCTACCTTAATCAAAAAAGTAAACAAAAACCCGAATGATCCTTCGATCAGGGCTGAGTTTATGAAGTGGAATAAGGGAGGCGGAAAGGTTTTACTTGGATTAACCAGGAGACGCCAGGCGGAGGCTGATCTATACTTCTCATAATCATGCAAAAATTCATCATTCTTTTGGCTTGTGTTGCATTTGTTTCTTGCAAGTCTAATAAGTCAGTCACTGAGTACAA